ACTCCTTACGCTAAGGATGTATTGAGTAACTTCTCCAGCGCACTTCAAATCAACCCCAAACCATTGTCGGATGAAAATAACTAACGCGGGAGACATTGACAGCGGAGCGGGGAAGGCGGGCTACAGAGCCTATAAGAGAGGTATCGATTGGTGCGCGGCAGAGAAGCTGTGGGTTGGCTATAAGAAGAATAGCTTATGGATCAAGGCCGCTTTCCAAGAATATCGGAAAGCAGGTGGCTGCGTCCCTGACGAAAAAACTATTTATAGGCGGAAAAAGATCGAAATTTTTAAGGCAAATCTAGTTGTGGAGAATCCAGTTGTGGAAAATACGGACCCTCCGTCGTTAGCGAAGCAGCTTCTGGACTTAGAGATAGCCGACAAATGTCGGAGAGCGAGAAACCGAAATTCAAAATACACCAAACCTTACCCGTGGTCCAAATAGGTAAGTATGCTAAAGGAAAACAAACAACGAAAAAGAAAAGTAGAAAAAACTAAAATTATGGAAACAGAATATGAACATTGCCCGATGGCGTTCGGCGACGAGAAAGGCATGACCCTGCGAGATTATTACGCGGGTCAAGCTTTAGCCGGAATTATGTCCAAACTTCACTACAACGATGTTACCAATGCTGTCGATATGAGGGAGATAACTGAAACAGTGTGGGACATAGCAGGAGCAATGATGGTAGAGAGAAACCGTTGCTCATGAATAAACCATACCTCTCACACCATGAGAATATTAATTGAACCTGATGAACTTGCCGTTTGCGAAACACTCGGCAGGCTCCGCTCTTTAATAGCCCGCAGTGCCAGAGTAAAAGATGCCAAGATGGGTAGCCAAGATGGGGCGAAGGCCGATGTCATGGGCCTCAAAGCGGAATACGCTTTCGCTAAAGCCTTTAACGTATTCCCTGATCTTGGACTTAAGCCGAGAAGTGGCAGCCCAGACGGCATTTTAAATGGGCTTCGGTATGACGTAAAGTCAACAAACCACGAAGAGGGAATGCTTCTGGCTACTTTAAAAGGTAACCCAGATGTCGATGTATATGTCCTCGCTATCGTGAAAAATGCGGTCGTTTACCTCAAAGGGTGGGCGTCTAAAGAAGATCTAATAAAAAAAGAAAACATGATTGATTTAGGTTACGGGCAGGGTTACGGCTTGGACCAAGACAAACTTAACGAATTAAATTCTAAATATGGATTCCAATAATACACCAAACCACACAGATAGAGGCCACGCCGAATTCTCGCCGTCCAGCCTAAAGTATGTAGCCGCTTGCGCGGGATACACAGGACGCGACGGCACGTCACCCGCCGCAGAGATGGGGACCAGAATACACGAGGCACTTGAAGTCTTTGACCCCTCTGCTCTACACACCGAGCAGGAGCATGAGATCTACGAGCATATCGTCAAGATGGAGAAGGAGTTCATGGTGAACTTCGGCGATATTGACGAAGAGCTTAACGAGATCCAAGTTGAGGTCGCGCTAGACGGGACCGCGACGTGGGGAACCTGCGACCGATTCCTGATCCTCAAAGGAGGAAAACGAGCCGTCATGTCTGATTACAAAACAGGCATCTCGATCATTGACCCACCAGAAAATAACTGGCAAGCGAAAGCCTACACTACCGGAGCGTTCCAGAAGTATCCAGACATTCAAGAGATCGTCTTCGCGTTTTACGTGCCTCAACATAACGCAACTCTGCACCACACGTTTACGCGGGACGATCTCCCTACTTTGGTGGCCGACCTTAGCCGCGTTATTAAAGCAGGTGAAGCGACTAGACCTAAGTGGGAAACAGGCACACCGGAACTGGAAGAATGCACCCCGACTCAGTATTGCCGTTTCTGCAAATACGAAGATAGCTGCCCCGCGTTAGGTGGCCTCGTTATCAGTGTTGCCAAGAAACTGGATACCACTCTGCCGGACATTGATCCTACCGACGTGGACAATCCGGCCCGACTCTCTGAGCTATTTAACATCGCGAGGATCGTCGAGAACTGGGCAGCGTCTATTAAACGTAAGACGCTCGATGCTCTTAAAGAAGGCGAGAAGCTTGACGGGTTGAAGCTACGGTCGATGGGCCGTATCCGAAAAATCTCTGATAATGCCACTTTCACAAAAATCGCAAAGAAACACGGAATTGAGCTGGACACGTTACTGGATCAGGTTAACTTCCCCCTCGCGAAGGTCGCCAAAAAGGTGGCTCCTTCTGAAAAACAAACTTTCCTCGATGACTGCGAAGATGCAGGAATTGTAGAAACATCCGACGAGCGGCATTGTGTCGCGACTCAATAAACTAAAATAAAAATAACTGATATTATGGCTAACACCAAAACTAAAGAAATCGTTGCAACTGAGACCAACACCGGCCTCTCTACCAACGTAAGCGGAATCGAAATTGACGCGGAGGATATTGAGATCCCACGCATCAACCTTATCCAGAAGATGTCCCAATCCGACGCACCTGTCGGGTCGATCCTTTTCGATAAGATGTATGAAATCGGGCCACCAGAGGTTCCAGTTAAGACTATTGTGGTAGCAGCTCAAAAGGGCTATCGGGAGAATATCCCGTTTGATGAGGAGGAGATCCCCCGCATCGCTTGGTCCAAAAAGGAAGCCGAGTCAATCGCCGAAGAATCCGAATGGGCGATGACGGAGTTCGCGGAGATTACACTCCTCATGAGAGCGCCTGATGACGAAGAGGACGATGCGTTCCAGTTGCCTATCGGCGACCACAGCTACGCATTAGGCAAGATTAACGTAGGCAAGAACGCATACCGTTCGACCTACAAGCGTCTCGCCACTTATGCGGCCTTCCAGTCTGCAACTCCGATCTACTCCAAGATTTGGAATTTCACGTCGGAAGAACTCACGAAGGGCAAGTATACTTGGTTCAACCCTAGCCTCACGGTTACGAAGGAAGAGACCAACGAAGATGTCCTCGCATTCATTAAAAACTTTCTCGGAGCCTAATCCTAAAAAATATGACGGACAAAGAGAAAGAACAAAGTACACGCGACCTTCTATTGCAGGAAGTCGAGATGCTCGACGGCATGATCACTGAAGTCGAGGATCAACACGCCCAAGTCACCCAAAGCTTGCTGAAGCTGCGGGTGGTTCGTGAAGCACTCAAGCACGTTGTTGGGGAGCAGAAAGAACTAGACTTGGATATGTAATATAGCATCAGAGCCTGCCTCGGTATTTTCGTTTGGTTTTACGGTAATCCGAGGCGGGCTTTTTTTGCCCAAAAATAAATTAATATGATAATATACGCACTAGATTTTGAGACCTACTACGACAAGGAATGCTCAATTAGAATACTCGGCCCACTGGGCTACTTTTCCCACCACGATTTTGACGCTTACATGGTCAGTGTCGTCGGCGATGATGGCTACGAATTCGTCGGCCACCCCAAAGATTTTGACTGGTCGATGCTGGAGGGTCAGGTCGTCCTGAGCCATAACGCCAGCTTTGATGAAACCCTTTACCTGTATGGTGTAACCCAGAAATGGTGGCCGAAGGTAGATCCTGCCGAATGGCACTGCACCGCCGACATGGTGGCCGCTTGTGGGTTGCCTCGTTCACTAAAGAACTCAACTGCTGAAGCGTTCGGGCTGGAGATCTCGAAATCAACCCGCGACAATATGCTGGGTAAGACGTGGGCTGGCATGGACAAAGATTTCCAGAAGGAAGTTGCTGAGTATGCTATTAAGGACTCTGTCCTCTGCCTCCGGCTGTGGAAAGCTTTTGAAGATAAGTGGTCTCTGTTTGAGAGGGCCATCAGCCTGACAAACCGCCGGATCGTCCAGCGGGGAATCCCGATTGATATCGACGGCCTGCGGAAAGCTAAAGAGGTCATCAACGAGCTGATCTTCGAGACCGAGAAAGCGATTCCTTGGGCCGATGAGAAACCGCTCCTGAGCCGCAAGGCGTTCGACGGACACTGCATCAAGAATGGTATTGAGCCTCCGGCCTCGCTCGCCAAGACTGACGTTGATGCCCAGCGGTGGATTCGCGCTCACGGACACAAGTATCTGTGGATTGAGGCGGTCACGAACTGGCGTCGGATCAACTCGATAAAGAAGAAGCTTGAGAGCTTTGACTACGCGACGATGCCCGACGAGCGATACTACGGAGGACTCATGTATTTCGGTGGACACACGGGCCGCTTTAGCGGGAGCGGCGGGAATCTTAACCTTCAAAACTTACCGCGAGAAGGGATGTTTGGCGTTAACATGCGTAACCTGATTTCTGCCCCCAAAGGTAAGAAGCTAGTCGTCGTGGACCTGTCCCAGATCGAAGTCCGCACCCTTTGCTGGTTATCCGGCGACAGGGATACGATGGACGCAATCGAAAAATCCGATGACATCTACGAAGCGTTTGCCATTCAGTTTGGCCTGTGGTCAGAAGACAAAGGGTCTCTGAAAAAGGAAGACTCGAAACTCCGACACAAAGTTAAGGCGTTGGTTTTAGGCTGCGGCTACGGTGCGGGAGCTAAACGGTTTGCTGAGATGTATGATATGACGGAGTATGAGGCGCGGAATGCGGTTGAACTCTACCGGAATAAGATAAATAAAGTCCCGAAGTTCTGGAAAAAATTGGATAGGGGTCTGAAAAACACCTACGAAAGCACGTCTTCGGGCCGAAAGCTCGTCCTAGACCTACCTTCGGGGAGATCTTTGACCTACCCAAAATTAAGTAAAAACTTATCTGACGGTCGGGTTAAGTATGTTACTAAGCTAAACCGTAACGGCCAGAACAGGAACATGACACTGTGGGGCGGAGTCCTAGCGGAGAACCTCTCACAGGCTCTGGCGCGTGATATTTTCAGCTTCATGATGTTAGAGATCGACAAGGCGGGCATAGATATTATCTTCCACGTTCATGATGAAGTGATCTGCGAATGTGACGAAGACAAAGCCGCTGAAACCCTACAAAAAATCACTGAAATTATGTCCACTCCTCCCGAGTGGATTCCCGATATCCCTCTGGATGCAGAGGGAGAAATACTAACACAATACAAAAAATAATATGACATACAGATATTTGCGTAACCTACGCGATAGCAAAGCAGAGAAGTCGAGTAAACTTCACGGACTTCAACTATCGAAGCCGAAGTTTAAGAATAAAGCGGACTACCGCGAGTGGTGCAGTAAGCCCACCACCGATCACGTTTTCTATTCTTGTGTTGAGGGCCGCGCCCCATCGAAGCGGGTCAGCAACGACAACCCAGTCCACATGATTCACGGAGTGGTCGCGGATTATGATTCCCCGATCAATTGGAAAGACTTTGAAAAGAAGCTGGAGAAATTGTGTGTGTCCACCCCACCACCTACGTGGGCGAGCCGGACCCAGAGCGGATACCTGCGGCTAGTTTGGGAGTTTGATTCTCCGATACCAATCGACCCGTCCATGTATGAGTCGTTCATGCGCCAGATAAACAAGTCCCTTAAAATGGACAAATTGTTTGCCGGATTCGACAAAACCTCGCTGAAGCCCAACCAGTATTTTGAACTCGGCGAAGACTGGATTAAAACAGGATGCCCACTTACCTCCGACGTAGTCCATACGTGCCTGTCAAAAGCAGTTAATTTGAAGCCACCTGAGTCGTCGGATACGGCGATCCCGCTGGACGTAGTCGCCACCGAAGTTGAATCCCGATTCCCGAATCGTTGGTTCGGTGAATTTGAAGTAGGGTCTCGTGGCCCACTGTTCTGGATCGACGATGGTATTGACCGAGACGGCTGTCAGGTCGTGGAGGATGGCATTGTTTGTTATTCAGACAGAGCGGGCCAAGGCTTCATGAGCTGGTCTGATATCTTCGGCGGCGCGTTCGT